GATGGTATTTATTATACGGATGAAATAAAAGGTGCTGCTACCGAAATAGGAATACAAGGTATTCACATAACAAGATTAGTTGATAATGGAAGCATGGCTATAACAATAAAAGAATATAGCAATCAAGAACTAATAGATTACATAAACAATAATACATTAATATAATGGCAGCAAATACCACACCCATATTTATAAAACAAGGAAATTTCACACCTGCAAGAATAGCAGCAGCTAATACTGCATCAGATGGTTCAGGAACTTTAGTAACATTAGTTACTGCTACCGTAGATGGAACAAGAGTAGATGGTGTTAGATTTATTAACTCACAAGCAACAGCAGCAGCAGCAGGAGCAAAAGTATATAGAATATTTTTATCTGATACATCAGGTACAAATCCAAGAATAATTGGAGAGGTTGCAGCAGCAGCAGTAACACGTTCTACAACAGCAATTGGACAAACAGCAATTTATACTTTTGACCAACCAATAATTATGAAATCAGGTCAATTAATGACTGTGATTCAATCAGTTTATGCAGGTGCGCAAGACCAAACAGATGCTTGTGCTTTTGCAGGTGATTATTAATGGTTATTAGCAGTTATTAATACTTATTAGTTTATGAAATTATTATTTTGTAATAAGTGTCATAAAAGAATATTTCCTCCTAAGTTTTTATTATCAAACATGGCAAACATACAAGGTAATATTAAATTAAAATGTGGGGATAATAAATGTAAGGGAGAAGTACTTGTAAAGACAAAAAATATAGAAGATGGCAACATACACAGTAGCTAATGGAGGTGGTAATATAAATGCAGCATCAACTTATGTTGGTGGTGTTGGTGTACCTGGAGCAGCAGATGATATTGATTTTACAGCTACTTCTGGTCAATTAACCGTTAATGTAAATACTACCATATTAGATATTAACTTTTCTAATTATACTAATGTAATTACATTTACAGCTAGTTTAACAGTTACTAGAAATATAACTCTTAATACAACTACATCTACTTATACTACTGCTGGTGCAGAAGGTATTGTAAAAACAGGTACAGGTACTATTACTTCAAATAGTAAAATTTGGACAGCCAAATTTACATTAGGTGGTACAACTGCATACACAGTTACATTTAATGATGCAATGAATGTTAGTGGTGAAGTAGTTTTTTCTAATACTAATACAACTACTTTAAGTCCAAACAATGTTCTTGACCCTGAAAGATTTAATATATTAGGTAACTTTACTTTAAGTGGTACTACTGGTATATTAACTGGTACTACTACAATTAGAATTACAGGAACATCAAATCAAACTTGGGCAGGGGGAGGTAGTACTGCTCAAATTAGGTCTGATTTAAAAGTAGATAAGACAGGAGGAACACTTTCAATAACAGGAAATATTTATTATAATACAAAATTATTTACCTATGTGCAAGGTACAGTAAATACTTCTAGTTCTACTCTTGTTATATCAACCGCAACTACTACTATGGACACTAATGGTAGTACATCAAGTGGAGCAACTACAACATCTTCAACAGGTATAAATTGGAATAATGTTACTTTATCTACTACGTTAAATTTAACAAATAATTTTACTTGTGTAGGTACTTTTACTTCAAGTATTGGTACAATAACTCGTACTGCATCACAAAATGTGTATTTAGGTGGTAACTTAACAATGTCAGGAGCTTTAACTTCAACTGCTGCAACTGTTATCATGAATGGTACAGGAACTTGGAGTGGAGGTGGGGCTGTTACAGCACCTTTAACATTTAATACATCAGGTACAATTACTGTAAGCGGTACTGTTGTTTTTTCTACAAGAACTTTAACATACATCACAGCTGCATCTGTAGTGACAACTGGCTCAACATTAACAGCATCAACTTCTTGTACACTTGCCACAAATGGCATGACATGGAATAATTTTACTTGTAATGCAACAGCTACTATTACACTAAGTAATAATTTTTCATTTAGTGGAACATTAAGATTAGGGGAAGCAATTGGTGTAACAATAACTTATGGTGGAGTAGGAGCGTTATCAGCTACATCCACAGCAAGTGTTGTATTAGGTCTTCAGCAATTTGGTGTAGGTGGCGGTTCAACAATAAATTTTCCAACATCAACAGTTTTAAATATAGCAAGTTTAACTATACAATGTCCTGGTAATACTAATGTAGGTCATAATACTACTGTAAATAATGCAACATTTAATGTTAGTGGAAATTTTGCTTTAAATTATTCAAATCAAGGAATGTCATATTTTACAGGCACATCAACCTCTGTTAATATGATTGGTTCTGGTAGTATTACAACTAGTGGTAGTATTGCTTCTGCAAGTATAAATGTTCCTTTTACAATTAATACTTCTGGAACATATACATTTTCTACAGGTAATATATTTACAAATACAACAGTAACATATATTTCAGGAACTTTATCAGGTTCTACTGTTGTGTTTACTGGATGTACTTTAAATCTAAATGCAGGTGGTGATTGGGTTGTTGCAACTGTTATACGGGGTGCTACCACCCTTACAAGCAATGCTACTTTTACCAATACCCTAACAACAAATACTACTGCTGTAACATTTAGTGGTGCATTTACTATTAATGTAAAAGGAAACTTAGAAATCAATACAACAACTAGCGGTGCATCAACACCAATAGTAATTAATGGTACAGGTAATCAAACATGGACTGCAACATCTTATTTGTCAAATACCTTAACAATAAATAAACCAAGTGGGAATTTAACATTAGGTGCAAATATTTATTACAATACAGGTATATTAACTTATACTGCTGCTAACTTAGTAGATACTACTACTAATTCTACTACATTAACTATTAATGGTAGTTGTACTTTAGCTACAAATGGTATAAGTTGGGTTAATATATCAAATGTTGCAACAGCAACAATAACACTTAGTAATGATTTGGTATGGACTAACAATTGGAATGTAACAGCAGGTACTATATCATTCAGTGGAGCAAATAATTTGAATCCAGCTTCTACCGCTAATATTGCTTTTAGTGGTTCATCTACTGTTTCTATTAAAAACAATATACAAGTTACAAATGCAACGGTTGGGGTTACTACTATAAATACAAATCAAATAGCTATAAGTGGTAACTTAACAGTTGCTAGTACAACATCAGGTTCAACAACATTACTTATAAATGGTACAGGTTCTCAATCATGGACACATATTACCGCAAACTATTTGTCTAATAGTGTCACTATAAATAAAGCAAGTGGAACATTAACATTAGGTGCTACAATATATTATTCAACAGGAACTCTTACTTATACAGCGGGTACTGTAAATACTACTACTAATAGTACTACATTAAGATACAATGCTGCTGTTATTTTAAATACATGGTCATCAGCACTCAATGATGGTATAACATGGGTTAATATTGTGTTTCAAGGAGGAACTGTAACAACTACTATAAATACTGATTTAGTATGGAGTGGTACATTTACTCAAACATCAGGTACTTTAAGTTTTAATGGTACAGGTTCTTTAGCTCCTGTTTCTACTGCAAATCTTACACTTTCAAGTGGTATATCATTTTCAGTTAAAAATAATATTCAGATTACTAACTTATCTTTAAATAATTCTCAATTATTAAATAATACAGTTAGTATATTAGGTAATTTAACAGTTAATTCAGCTCAATCAGGTTCAAATAGTGTAATTAATTTTAATGGAACAGGTTCACAAACTTGGTCACATTCTGTTGCATCATCATTTACAGCTACACCAATAACCATAAATAAACCAACAGGTGCGTTAACATTATCTGGTCAAATATATTTTCAAGGCTCTTCTTTAACATATACAGCAAACTCATCATCAGTAATAACAACAGGTTCTACTTTTAATATTGCAGCAAGTTCTACACTTACAACAAGTGGTATTACATGGAATGCAATAAATTGGTCAGGGGGAACAATAACACTAGCCAACGCATTAACTGCAACTGGTTTAATTACAGTTACTCATGCTGCTCCTGTACTTAATGGTAGTGATTTATATGCAAATGGTGGGATGAATTATACTGCTTCAAATATTAGTGGTAATTTTTCTTTTATTAGTGGAACATCTACAATTAGATTTGAAGGTACAGGCTCATGGACAAGTCCGAATTATGGAACATATAGAAATAATGTTATTATAAATCCAACTGGTTCTTTTTCTATAAATGTAACTTATGTTTTAGGTACTATAACTTATAGCTCATCTAATGGAGGAACAATAAGTTCTGCTTATGTTACTGTTGGATATTATACAGCAACAAGTTCAATAGGACTATCAAGAAGTGTAACATTTAATACAAATGATATGCTTTGGAATCAGATATATTGCATGAGTTATACTAATTCTAATGTAAGTCCTACCGCTTCAACAATTACTTGTTTATCTAACTTAAATGTTTATCAGTTATTTTTTGCATCAATTGGTACAGGTCAATTAGATAGTTTTACCTTTTCTTTTTCTGAAGGATTTAACATAACTAATCTTTATAACCTTAATTTAGATGCTAGGGTGACTGTCAATTTAGGAAAAGATTTAGTAACGGAAACTTTAATTTTTGGCACTGGAATATATCAAAGATTAAATAATTTTTCAGTAAAAGTAAATAGACTTTTAACTTCATCTGCATCTCAAGGTGCAATAGCTATTCAAGGTAGTACAAAAATTATTATGGCAAATAAAAGTTCATGGCAAAGAACTGATGGTAATACTACTTTATATTTTAACATGGAATTTCAAGGTAATATTACTTTTGGAACAACTGCTTTTCCAACTATGGTTTTTGCAGGCAACACTTTAGCTTATACAGGAACAAATGTGTCATCACCTGTGGGTAGAGGTAGTTTTCAAATAGCTTCTAATGCAACATTAACAAACTTAAACAAAATAGTATTTACTAATTTAATAATATCTAGTGGTGTAACATTAACCATGAATGAGTTTTTTAGTGGCTCTGCTAATATTATAACACCTATACAAGCATCATCTACTACCAATTACACAATAACATTTACAGATAATTTTGAAAAAATAGCAAAATTTGTAAATATTAGTGGATGTACATTATCAAGACCTCAACAATTATTACTTATTACAAATAGTAAAAAAAGCTCAACTAATACAAGAGGAATTAGATACATCAATTCATTACCAAATGGAATTCCTAAAGGAGAACCAAGTACAATGAATTCTTTGGGATTCTCTACTTCTAATTATTTAGCTGGTGATCCAGCTTTTGTAAAAACAATATAATTACTATATTTGTAAATAAAACCAATAATTATGAGTGAACAAGTTCAAATGAGTAAAGAAGAAGCTTTACAAATTATAAAAAATGTTGCAGCAGCTTTTGTAGGTAATCTTAAAGATCACCAAGCAGTCCAAACAGCTTTAATAGTACTAGCTAAAGAATTAGAAAAAAATAATGTTATAAAAGAAAGTACATTAGAAAAACCATATTAAATCTATTTTTTATTGTATATTAGAAAATAATTATTATCTTATAGTTATATATAATTATTTATCATGGCACCTGAAGTTTTAAATCTTATAGTAACAATAGCTGGAGCAATAATCATTACTCTAATAAGTGCAATTGCATACTTTCTTAAAATTCTACATACAGACACTAAAAAAGCAATTGAAGAAGTTGGAAAAAATAAAGGTAGAATAGAACTTGTTGAGCTTCAGTTAAATAGCGATGTAAAAAGATTAGAACAAACTACTCAATTAGAACTAAGAAATTTAGCTGAAACTGTGGGAAAGTTATCAGCAAGTGTGGATCAGCTAGTAAAAGTTCAACTTAATTTAGTAACAAAAGCATGAAACAATATACTTTAGAAGAATTAAAAGCTGAATTTGCTAAATTAAATTATAGATGGTTTGATACATTAAACTTTATTGGTATCAGATCTAAAGCAAACAAACCTAATGAATTTGATGATTTGTTTGGTTTAATTCAAAACGGTACAATAAGATGGTTTAGTTGTACTACCAATCCAGGAACTCACTGGTTAAAAAACTTACTAAATCCAAAAGGGACTGCTCTTTTAAAACCCGGACAATATATAGATACTTGGAAAATAGGATTACATCAAGGTAAATACAAAGCTTTTGTACAAGCAAAACCGGTAACTGTTTATAGAGATGCTAATAAAAATGATTTTGCTGAAGAAACATCAGTAACTGATACTGGTTTATTTGGTATAAATATTCACAGAGCAAATGATAAAATGGTATCAAAAATTATAGACAAGTGGTCTGCTGGATGTCAAGTATTAAATAATCCTGCTGATTTTAATATTGTTTTACAACAAGGAGAAAATAGCAAATTAAACTATTTTACTTATACTTTACTTAAAGAATTTTAATGAAAGATCTATTACAAAGTATAGGTATCAATATAGCAATATCTGTTGCTGGATTGTTTGGATCATTGCTAATGATTGGTAAGCAAGCTACACACCAATGGAAAACAACATTCTTTTCTATAGTTTCTGGTGTTGCAAGTGCTAACTATATAACTCCGGTAATACTAGATATGACTAAGATGAGTCAAAAATATGAAGTATCTATAGGATTTATTATGGGATTTCTAGGTCTTAAAGGTGTAGAAATAATAAGCAAAAAACTTGTAAAAGAAGAAAAAAATGACAGTTCTGATAAATAGTATAGCAAATATTATAATTTGTTTAAGTGTATCATTATTCATGGTGTTTGTGTTTTCTGCTTCTAGTAAAATGCAACAACTTCATTTATTAGAAAGAAACATTATTAAAATAGGATTGGCTGTAACAGCAGCTGGATCACTACTTAACTTTTTAACTTTATATACTCCTAACATTACAGAAATTATTTTAAATTGTGGATTAGCAGTTATATTTTCTTGGGGTGTTTGGTTTCATTTTAAATACTTTACTAAAAATCATAAAAAATGAATGCAATAAAAAATTATTATGCACCTACTCCTAAAAAATGGAGAAAAGCAGGAGATGCTTTACTTGCTGTAGCATTATATGCACAAACACAACAAGCTTTTACAGGTTATTCAAATGTAACAGAAATTATTACTGTTATAGGTTTAGTAGGAAAATTTTTAACTAACTTCTTTGCAGAAGAAGATAAAAAAGAAGAAAATGTTTAAGTATTTATATATTGTTATACTATCTTTATTTCTTTACTCTTGTTCATGTGATTATCATATGAGTAAGCTGAAGAAAAAGTGCAGTTATGTATTAGAAAAAGATACAGTACTTGTTCATGATACTTTTATTGTATCACAAATAAAGAAAGATACAATATTCAAATTTCAATATTTTCAAAAAGATACAGTTATTATAAAAGAAGGTAGATTAACAATGAAATACTTTTATAATACTGTAGATTCAACAGTTTATCTATCAGGTAAATGTGACACTGTAAAAATTATCAGAGAGATTCCTTTTCCTATAGAAAAGACAATATTCAAATATGACTTTTTAAATTCAAACAAGTTTTTCTTACTTGTTGCAATGCTTCTTGCTATACTTATTCTTATAGTATATCTTTTTACTAAAAAATAAAGTTTACATTTTGTAAGTTTAAACTTGTATAGTTTATATTAATATGCTATATTTGTTTTACTTAAAACCAACAAAATGTCTGAACAAAAAGAAAAAGAAGTAGTAATGACTCCTGAAGAGTTAGCTGCTCAAAGAAAAAATGTAATTCAATATTACAAAAATCAAGTTGAAATACTTAAACATCAGTTTGAGTATGAAGAGTTATTGGCTAACATTGAAGAAGCTAGAACTAAAAGAATGGCTTTCATTGTAAGACAAGCTCAAATGACTGCTGGACCTGAATCAGAAGATTCTGTAGAACAAGAAATCCCTGTACAACAAGAAGAAAAAAAAGAAAGAAAATTAAAATCAAATTAACTTGCTAAACTAAACCAACATGGCAAAGATTAATATGGTAGATAAAAAGGTTGGCATGACCTTAGAAGATATTATTAAATATCAGTTAATAACATACTGTTATATTAATAAAATTACTCTTAGTGAAGCCGACCTAAATTGTCTTACATTAATAGGTCTTAATAAAAAAGTAGAAGTATCTGATTTCTGCAATGCTTGTTGTAACCCTGAAAATAGAGATAAAAATTCAAATATTACTCACAAAAAAATTATTTTTAAAACTCCTCAAACAGTAAGAAACTGTTTGGTAAAACTTTCTAATTATAACATTATTAAAAAAGATGGTAGTGGTAAAAATAAAATAGTTGAATTAAATGAGGATTTGAAAATTCAGATTGAAGGTAATATATTGTTAAATTATAAAATTTATCACATTGGTACCCAGGAAAGCTAAAACTTTTAAAAAAGAAGTTGCACAAGATCTAAATTTAAGTGAACATTTAATAGATAAAGCTGTTGATTGTTATTGGGAAGCTGTTAGAAAAACATTAGTTAATATGACAGAACCTAGTATTTTATTAAATGGTCTAGGTACTTTTAAAATAAGACATTGGGATATTGACAAACATATAGAAAAAAACACTTTAATTCTACAAAGAATAGAAGGTAAATTTAAAAGTTATCCTATAACATTAGATTTAAAAGATAAGTTGGAAAAACTAAAAAAAATGAAAGAGCTCTCAGATGCTGTTCAAGAAAAACTAAAAAAGAAAAAGAATGAAAAAATTAATAAAAATTTGGAGAAACCGGAAACAGATATTTGAAGGTATTAAAAATAGCTGGTATAGACATCCTGAAATAGAAAGAATTGCTTTTAACAGGTTAGCTGAATGTGCTGAATGTGAACATGTAGATCAAGAAGGTTCTAAATGTGAAGTATCTGGAACAGCACCCTGTTGTGGAATTTGTGGATGCAAACTTTCTCTTAAAGTAAGATCTTTATCATCAGAATGTCCTCACCCTAATGGTCCAAAGTGGACAGCAAGAATGACTCCTGAAGATGAAGATAAATATTATGCAGAAATAAATTATAATCCAGATCAAGATTAAATCTTAAAATTCAATTTAATATGGCAGTAACTTTTCAGGCAAAAAATCACAAATATCAAAGTCTTGATCCTAATGAAAACATAGACTGGTTAAGTGTTACTAAATTTGTAGGAGCCTTTAAACAACCATTTGATGCAGTAACTCAATCTCTAAAATCTAGTAAAAATCCAAGATCAAAATGGTATGGACTTAAACCAGAAGAAATACAAGAATATTGGGCTAAAGAAAGTGACAGAGCTGTTACAGATGGATCTTGGTATCATGATCAAAGAGAAGCTGATTTAATAAGTTTTGATACAATTCAAAGACAAGGCAGGCATATACCTATTATTAAACCTATTTGGGATGGTGATATAAAAATTGCACCAAACCAAAAACTTACTGAAGGTATTTATCCAGAACATTTTGTATATTTAAAATCAGCAGGTATTTGTGGACAATCTGATAAAATAGAAGTTGTTAAAGATACAGTAGAAATAGTTGATTACAAGACTAATAAAGAGATTAAAATGGCCAGTTTTGTAAACTGGGAAGGTAAATCTCAAAAAATGATTGGTCCTTGTGAACATCTTGATGATTGTAATTTTAATCACTACTCTTTACAGCTCAGTACTTATATGTATATAATACTTAAACATAATCCTAGATACAAAGCTGGAAAAATGTTTTTGCATCATGTAATATTTGAAAAAGAAGGGGAAGATAAATTTGGATATCCTATTCTTAAAAAAGATTCTAATGGGGAACCTATAGTAAAAAATGTAGTACCTTATGAAGTACCTTATTTAAAGAATGAAGTAATAGCAATGATTAATTATATACAAGATAAAAAATGAAACCAATATTTAAAGAATATGGCTTAGTATTAGAAAACAGTAAACTTAAAGAAGATTTAGGTATTGAATCTTTGATATTTACTAAAATAACTGTTGATTTAACAACTCTTATTGCTTTTAGAGAATCGGTAAATGATAATGGTGAAATAGAGCCTTATACATATATCTATTTAGAAAACGGTCAATCTTTTTGTATTGAGATTTCTTATGATGATTTTTTAATAGTGTTTCATACAGAAGTAATAAATAAAAATGAGTAATGATGAATTCACACATAGAAATTTTTGGATCAATAACCAACAAGTAAAATGGGTTCAAAAACAAGAAAAACTAGTAGTAATGCAAATACAAAAAGATTTTGATAAATGGTTTGTTGCTACAAGCCCTTGTCCGACAGTTTACAAAATAACATTAAAAAATGATAAAACTACTTGATTTACAAAATGGTAAAGTGATTCCTACAGAGCATTGTTATACTCTTGGGTTTTTAAAGAAAATCATGGATGAGTTTCCAGATGAGTATTTAAAAGTATATGCTTATTTATTTTATATGACTTGTCCTAACCCGGATCTTAATCCTTATTTTAATATCCCAGAAGATGATAAAGAACAAGTTATATTACAAGATATAGATGCAGATTTTAGTACTGAAGATGATTTGATTATTAATGCTTTATCTAAATGTGCTCAATTATACGAAACTCCCACAAGCCGAGCTTACAGAGGTATTAGTTCTATGTTAGATAGATTGGCTATCTATATGGAAAAAACACCTATTACCCATGGTAGAGATGGGAATATTACAGCATTAGTTAGTGCTGCTAAAAACTTTGAAGGTATTAGACAATCTTTTAAAGGTGCTTATAAAGATTTACAAGATGAACAAGAAACTAGAACAAGAGGTGGAGGCTCTTTAGCTTATGATCAATAATATGACTGAACTACATGACTGGTTGTTTCATTACAATCCTTACAAAAAAATTTGGGCTGCTATTAAAAGAGATGATGTAGCTAAATATTTTAATGGAGAATTAGAAAATATTTTAACTTCTAAAAAACAATCAACACTGGTTGATATCATTTTAAAAACTGATGGAGAAGAGAACAAAATAAAAAAGTTAATTAATGGATAAGTTTTTTTATACTGATATCCCTACTTGGGATAATGGTACATGGACCTATACTTCTTTTAATTCTAGAACTGAATTTAGAGATTTTGTACTTTCTGTATTTAAAGAACCTGGAAAATATGAATTTGATAAAACCTCTTTCCTATTTAATGAACAAGCTAGAAAATATAATGAACAAAAATTTTATTGTGCTGCTCCAGTAAGAACTAAAGACTTTATTGAATATTGGGATGATCAAAAAGCCAAGTGTAGAAAAGGTGTAATATTTCATAATAATGGAAACACATGGTATCTTACTAGAGAGTATTATATGTGGCTTAACTTTTTGCCTATTAATAACAAAGAGATAAGAAAGTTCTCATTTCCTGATGTAAGAGATGCTCAATATCACATGGCTCTCTATGAGATTCTTGCAGAACTATTTTATAAACATGCTGCAATTTTAAAGAAAAGACAGATAGCGTCTTCATATTTTCATGCAGCTAAACTTATTAACTGTATTTGGTTTGAAGAAACCCCTATTTTAAAAATAGGAGCTAGTCTTAAAACTTATGTAAATGATACATGGAGATTCTTAAATGAGTACAGAAACTTCTTAGATGATAATACAGCTTGGTATAGACCTATGAACCCAGGTAAAGTTCTTGACTGGCAGCAACAAATTGAAACTACAGTACCAGGTTCTAACCGCAAAACTCTTAAAGGTTTAAAAGGTGTACTTAAAGGAACCTCTTTTGAAAAAGATCCCACAGCTGGTGTAGGTGGACCATGTCATAGAGAAGGTACTCTTATCCTGATGTCTTCCGGTGAATATAAAAAAGTAGAAGATATCAAAATTGGAGAGTATGTTTTAGGCATTGATAATAAACCTAAAAAAGTTTTAAAAACATTTTCTGGTAAAGATTCTATCTATGAAATAAATCAAATAAAAGGTATGTCTTATTATGTAACAGGTGAGCATAAATTATACCTTATAAATAGAGATGCTAATGTTCTAGGAAAAAATAAATTAAGAATAACCAAAGCTAAAGATTGGGATAATCTTAGTAGTTATTGTAAAAAGGTATATGTAGGTGTTAAAAATAATCAAATACTTTCATTTTATAATGATTATCAAAAACCTATAATAGATCCTTATTTTTTAGGACTATGGATAGGTGATGGATATAGAGAAAAACCAGCATTAATAGTAAATAATACAAAAGATCCAGAAATACTAGATTACTTAAAAACCTTAGCTTATGAAACACAAAGTAAATTAAGCATAAGAAAAAAAGAAGTAAAAAGATATAATGATGAAATGTATAATGCTTTTTTTCTTATAAGTAATGATGGTAAAAACAGCTTTTTTACTGACCAGTTTATAAAATATAATCTTTTTTATAATAAGCATATTCCCAATGAAATTCTTTATGGAAGTCCAGAAACCAGATTGCAATTTTTAGCAGGGTATATAGATACTGATGGATATTATGATCCCAACAAAGGACATTTTGAGATAAGTTGTAAATCAGATGCTTTGTTAAAGCAGATAGTTTTTATTTGCAGAAGTTTAGGAGCTTATGTTAAAACATATAAATCTTCTTCTAAAGAACATACTGTTGATGGAAAAACTATAGTTTATTCAGAAAGTAATAGAGCAAGTATAAGGTTTAATGATAGTAGTATTATACCCACAAAATTACCAAGAAAACAAGGTTCAAACTTAAGAACAAGAACTATTCATACTTCTCCTATAGAGTCAGTTATTTGTTTAGGTATAGAAAATTATTACGGAATAGAAGTAGAAGATCATTTATATTACTTAGAAGATTTAACAATTACCCACAACTGCACTTACTTTTTTCATGAAGAGGCTGGGATTGCTCCAAAAATGGATGAAACTTTTGGTTATATGAAGCCTGCTTTAAAATCTGGTATGATAACTACTGGTACTTTTATAGCTGCTGGCTCTGTTGGTGATCTTGATCAGTGTGAACCACTTAGAGATATGATTTTAAGACCAGAAGGTAATGATATATTTTATGTAGAGTCTGATCTTTTAAATGATAAAAAAACTTTTGGTAAATCTGGTTTATTTATTCCTGAACAATGGTCAATGCCTCCATGTGTAGATGACTATGGTAATTCTAAAGTAGAAGAGGCTTTGCAAATGCTGGAGGAATATTTTCAAAAAAAGAAAAAAGATTTAAGTCCTGAAGCTTACCAGTTAGAAATATCTCAGCATCCCAGAAATATAGAAGAAGCTTTTGCTGCTAGAACAGTGTCTGTTTTTCCTACTCATTTAGTAGCAGCTCAAAAAAGAAGAATAGAAAATAAAGAATATTCTACAGAATATATAGAACTTAGCAAAAGTGCTGAGGGTAAATGGCTTATAGATAAAAGTAAAAAAATCCCTATAAGAGATTTTCCTATTCAAAAAAATATTGAAGATAAGTCTGGAGTAATAGTTGTTTATGAAAGACCGGTAGCAGATGCTCCTTTTGGAACATATTATGCATCTATTGACCCAGTGGCTCAAGGAAAAACTTCTTCTTCTGAATCACTTTGTTCTATTTATATTTATAAAGTTCCGGTAGAGGTGACCAGAATAAATGGTGAAGAAGTAACAAATTACATAGAAGATGATGGTATTGTTGCATCTTGGTGTGGTAGATTTGATGATGTAAACAAAACTCATCAAAGATTAGAACTTTTAATTGAATGGTATAATGCTTGGACTATTGTAGAAAATAATGTCCCTGGATTTCTTACTTATATGATAGGTAGAAGAAAACAAAAATATCTTGTTCCTAAAAGTCAAATTACATTTAGAAAAGATATAGAATACACTTCTAATGGTCCAGAAGAATATGGTTGGAGAAATACAGGTACTTTATTTAAAACTTATATTTTACCATATCTAATAGATTACTGTAAAGAAGAACTTGATGCTGTAACTAAAGAAGACGGTGAAGTTGTAAAAATAAAATATGGTATAGAAAGAATTCCTGATGTTATGGCTATGGTAGAAATGGAACATTACAGGGAAGGGTTAAATGTGGATAGACTTATAGCCTTAGGAGCTCTTATAGCTTTTGCTAAAGTTCAGGAGGCTAACAGAGGAATCAAGAAAAGAGTAGATGATACAGGTAAGAAGAAAACTTTGGATAATTCAAAAAATTTAACTAAATTTACTAATAACCCTTTTAGACATATTGGGGTAAACAATGGAGCTTTAGGGACTAGAATTCCTAGAAATCCTTTTAAAAATATAAGATGATATGCAAGTATTAAACGCTTTACAAATGAAGAGTGGCAAAAAAGCCGAGTATAACCGTATGGGTTCTATTACTCAACCTCTTCAGTTTTTACCAAGAAAAGAAAAAGATGCTGAGTGGAGTGCTTGGTGTATGGATTGGTTGGAATGGAATGGTCTTAAGCAAATCAGAAGAAATGCTAGAAGACTTATGAAAAATTATAAGCTTGCTAAAGGTGTAATAGATAAAACAGATTATATTGTAGAAGAGGACAATGAGATGAGAGATCTTGTTGATACTCTTGCAAAAGAAGATGTAAGTGCTTTAGAATTAAAGTTTTACCCTATTATTCCAAATGTTATAAATGTACTAACAGCAGAATTTGCTAAAAGAAATACCCGGGTAACTTTTCAAGCTAAAGATGAGTATTCTTATAATGAACTTCTTGAAGAAAAAAGAATACAAATTGAACAAGTTTTGTTAAAAAATGCAGAACAAAAGTTGATGGCAAAAATGATTGAACAAGGATTAGATCAAGATGATCCTGAAGTTCAACAACAAATGCAGCAACAGCTTTCTCCAGAAAATCTTAAAACATTACCTGAAATTCAATCTTATTTTGATAAAAGTTATAGAAGTATGGCTGAACAATGGGCTGTACATCAACATAAAATTGATGAAGAAAGATTTAAAATGGATGAGTTAGAAGAAAGAGGGTTTAGAGATATGCTCATCACAGATAGAGAGTTCTGGCATTTTAAGATGAATGATGATGATTATGATGTAGAATTATGGAATCCGGTTCTTACTTTTTACCATAAATCTCCTGAAGCAAGATATATATCTCAAGGTAACTGGGTGGGTAAAATAGAAATGTTAACTATTGCCGATGTTATTGATAAGTACGGATACTTGATGACACAAGAGCAATTAGAATCTATTGAGGCTATCTACCCCGTAAGGTCAGCTGGCTACCCACTTCAAGGTTACCAAAATGATGGTTCTTACTATGATGCTACTAAATCTCATGAGTGGAACACTAATATGCCAGGTCTAGCTTATAGACAATTTGTGTCTATGTATGATAATTTTATCTATAATGGTGGGGATATTATCAACTGGATCATGGCAGAAAATGAAGATTATGCCCCTATGGGTGCAGCTTTTCTACTCCGTGTAACTACAGCATATTGGAAGTCTCAAAGAAAAGTAGGACATCTTACTAAAATAACAGATACAGGAGAAGTAATCACAGATATTATAGATGAAAGTTATAAAATAACAGATAAACCTGTCTATGATACTACTTTAATTAAAAATAAAACAAAAGATACATTAGTATTTGGAGAACATATTGATTGGATCTGGATTAATCAAGTTTGGGGTGGAGTAAAAATAGGGCCTAATCATCCTTCTTTTTGGGGTATGAATAATCCAGGGGGTATTAATCCTATGTATTTAGGTGTTGATCAAAATAACATTGGACCACTTAAATTCCAATTTAAAGGTGACAGCACTCTTTATGGCTGTAAATTACCTGTAGAAGGAGCTGTATTTAATGACAGGAATACAAGATCTACATCTCTTGTAGATTTAATGAAACCTTTTCAAATAGGTTATAATATTGTAAATAATCAGATTGCTGATATTTTAGTTGATGAATTAGGTACAGTTATCATGTTGGATCAGAATGCTTTACCTCAAAAATCACTTGGTGGAGATTGGGGTAAAAACAATTTCCAAAAAGCTTATGTAGCTATGAAGAATTTTCAAATGCTACCGCTTGATACTAGTATAACTAATACAGAAAATGCATTAAACTTCCAGCATTTTCAGGTAATGAATTTAGAACAAACTCAAAGGATGCTTTCTAGGATTCAAATGGCTAATTATTTTAAACAGCAAGCTTTTGAAGTAATAGGTATTACACCTCAAAGAATGGGTCAACAGTTGGGTCAAACTAATACGGCAACAGGAATTGAACAAGCTGTAGCTGGTTCTTATGCTCAAACTGAAACCTATTTTATAAATCATTCAGATAACTTAATGCCTAGAGTTCATCAAATGAGAACTGATTTGGCTCAGTATTATCATTCTAAAAAACCATCTATTAGATTACAATATATGACATCAGCAGATGAAAAAGTTAATTTTCAAATGAATGGTACTGATCTGTTACTCAGAGACTTAAATATATTTTGTTCAACTAAAGCTAATCAAAGAGCTATACTAGAACAAATGAAACAACTAGCAATGTCTAATAATACAGCCGGTGCAACTATCTATGATTTAGGAAATATTATGCAAACAGAATCTGTTGGTGAACTTACAAATATTCTCAAAGGAATTGAAAAGAAAACAGATAAGCAAAGACAAGAACAAATGCAACATGAACAGCAAATGCAAGAACAAGCTAATCAAACAAGACTTCAAGAAAAACAAATGGAGCTTGATGCTAAAATGCAAGAAGCTGAAAAAGATAGAAGAAAAGATATTTTGGTTGCTGAAATCAAGTCTGCTGGTTATGGGGCTATGCAAGATATTAATCAAAACTTACAATCTGATTATATTGATGCTTTGGATAAAATACAAAAGTCTGAACAATTTCAAGAAACTATGAATTTGCAAAATACAAAAGAAACCAACAGAACAGCAAATGATAGAGAAAAAGCACAAATAGAAAGAGAAAAATTACAGGCTCAAATGCAAATGAAACAGACAGATTTAGAAATTGCAAGAGAAAATAAAAACAAATATGATACAAAACAAAAAACTAGTAAGGATAAAAAATGAGTACTTAGCTATATTATTGCAAAATAATTTTTATAGGTAATACATAATTTTAAATTTTTAAAGTTTATTTGAATAAATTTGCTTATATTATATAATAAACCAACAAATGTCAGATAACAAAGAAACAACAACTGTTCAACAGGTTGATATGAACCTAGATGAACTATTAGGTATGCCTGGTGCGGATAACATCATGATTCCTACAGAAAATAAAAAAGAAGAAGAAAAACCTTCTATTTTTAGCAGAAAAGAAGTAGATCTATCGTTCCTTGACAAAGCTGAAGAAGATGATGAAAATGAAACCAAGTCAGATGATAAAGCTGATCAAACTGAAACATCTGCAAAAAAGATTGATTCTCCGAAATCAAAAGAAGAGTTGGATAATTTACTTGATATCAAAGATGATACTGAAGATCAAGAAACTTCTAAAAAAGGTGGTAGACCTACCGGGCTTGTAGAGCTTGGACAAAAACTTATAGAAAAAGGATATCTAACACCATTTGAAGGAGATGAAGATGTAAGTAAATATACTCTTAAAGATTGGGAAGAACTTTTTGAAGCTAATGAAAAAGAAAAAGCTAAAAAATATGAGGAGAATATTTCTACTCAATTTTTTGAATCTTTACCTGAAGAATTACAATATGCAGCTAGTTATGTAGCTAATGGAGGTAATGATTTAAAAAGCTTATTTAGATCCTTAGCTGCTGTTGAAGAAATAAGAGAACTTGATGTAGATGATGAAAGTGGTCAAGAGCAAATAGTAAGAAGCTATTTACATGCTACTAGTTTTGGAACAAGTGATGAAATAGAAGAAGAAATTGAAAGTTGGAAAGATAGAGATGAACTTAAAAGTAAAGCTAAAAAGTTCAAACCAAAATTAGATGCTATGCAAGAGCAAATTGTTGCTAGACAACTTGAACAACAAGAGCAATTAAGAAAGCAACAACAAAGACAAGCTCAATTGTATACAGATAACATCTATAAAACATTAGAACCTGGGGAATTAAACGGATTAAAAGTTGACAAAAAAATGCAGAATTTATTATTTTCTGGATTAACTCAGGCTAACTATCCATCTGTTTCTGGAAGACAAACTAATTTATTAGGTCATTTATTAGAGAAATATCAGTATGTTGAACCTAATCATTCACTTATAAGTGAAGCTCTTTGGTTGTTAGCTGATCCTGAAGGATATAGAAACAAGGTAAGAGAAATTGGTAAAAAAGAAGCTGTAGAAAAAACAGTAAGACAATTAAAAACTGAACAATCTAATAAAATTTCATCTACATCTCCTTCAGAAGATTATAATGATGGAAGATCTAAAAAACCAGGAATTCAAAGACCTTCATCTAACTTTTTTAAAAGATAATACAAATAGAATAAACAATAACCTAAAAACAAAAACAAAAAATGGCAACTCCAGTTTTAAACAACGGTATCTTCCTAAGGGATACTAACTATCAAGCAAGTTCACATATTGATTCTTATCACTTAGTGAACATGCTAAAAGATGCAGAACCAATGGACTTAGGACCAGTGGATATTTGGGCAATGTCTCAAAAAGTAGAAATGCCTCTTTACCAATTATCTTCATTTGGTGGTAAAAACATCATTAATGTAGATAATGCTCGCGGTGAGTACAAATGGCAAACTCCTGTATCTCAAGATCTTCCTTACATCATTGAAGACATTGAACCAGATAATGCTACTAAAGGTATTGATGGTACAACCTTCAAAATCAAAATCAACAAACGTGAATTTGGACATGGTGATATCATCACTTATGACAAATATAATGGTGTTGAGATGTACATTACTGCAGATGATATCTTACCTATCGGTGATGGTTTTATCTACACTGTACAATTAGTAAACAATGACAACTACAAGTTTTTAGAAAACAAATACTTAGTACCTCAAACTAAGTTATTTAGAAAAGGTTCTGCTCGTGGTGAATATGGTGAGAGATTCTCTGACATTTCAACTAGATCAGGTTTCCGTGAGTTCTATAACTTTGTAGGTGGAGCTGAAGCACATGTTCATTATTCAGTATCTTCTCGTGCTGACTTAATGTTAAAAGGTGGTATGAATGCAGATGGTACAGTTCCTGTAACTGAAATCTGGAGAAACTTTGACAAAAACTTAGATCCATCTTTAAATAAAATTGAATCTGTTGCATCTGCAATGGGTAAAGATTACTTAAAGAGAGCAGTAGGTAATGGTACTTTAACTCGTACTTTCTTAACTACTATGGAAGCAGCTCACTTGACTAAAATTGCTACTGATATTGAAACTTACTTAATGTGGGGTCATGGTGGTAGAATTAAACAAGATGGTCCAGATGATATGCGTCTATCTGTAGGTTTGTGGAAACAATTAGACAACTCTTACAAAAGAGTGTATAACAAATCTAGCTTTAACTTAGAGTTATTCCGTTCAGAGTTGTATAACTTCTATGCAGGTCGTGTGGAATTCCAAGGTCCAGATCCTAAGAGACAATTAATTGTTCAAACAGGTATGGGTGGTATGAGATTAGTAAATGAAGCTATCAAACGTGAAGCTGTTAACTCTGGATTAGTAATCCAAGCTGCATCTAACAATGGTATTGGAGCTATCTCTGGACAAGGTATGGATTTGAACTTTGGATTTGCTTTCACTAGCTATGTAATTCCATTCTTAGCAAATGTTAAGTTTGTACTTAACCCTGCTTTTGATAACTTACATACTAATGATATTGAGAATCCAATCATTGATGGTAACCCATTATCATCTTACTCATTCATTATCTTTGATATCACTGATACAGGAAATGACAACATCTACATGTTGAAATTATCTTGGGATAATCAATTGAAATGGTTCTACCAAAATGGTACTATGGACTACATGGGAAGAACTCAAGGATTCCAATCTAATGGTAACTTCAATGGATACCGTGTGATGATGACTCAAACAATGCCAGCTATCTGGGTGAAGGATCCCACAAAAGTATTAAAAATAGTAATGAGAAATCCTATCACAGGGGGTTCGTTCTAGTGATAATCAAGCAGTTACAGCAATTTATATATTGTTGATAACTATTCCACCCAACTGGGTAAAAGTTCTTTGAAATAACAAATGGGTTTTGTAGATTTGTAATATGAAAAAATTACAATCTACAGACTCAAGAGTTATAGAGGCTATAAATCTTTATAACTCAGGAATGGCAATTAAACCTATATGTCATAAATTAAAAATGGATGGAGAATCTCTTAGAAAAATACTTAAAGAGCTAAATCTTTTAAGAACAAGATCACAAGCAGCTCAAAAAAGTAAATTATTAGGAGAGGTAAACCATCAAGTTTTAGATATATTAACACCTGAAAGTTTATACTGGATAGGATTTTTATATGCTGATGGACATATAGAAAAAGAAAGACCAAGAATATCAACTACATTATCTTCAGAAGATAAAACACATCTTGAAAAAATGGCTTCTTTTTTTGGAAAAGGTATAAGTGTAAGAAAACTAGGTTCTGGACACTACAGAGTAGCTTTTAGTTCAACACCTATTTATTATAAATTAATAAGTATGGGGTTTACTAGTAGAAAAACTTATGCTATTATTCCACATGAAGGATTAAAAAATTCAAAAGATTTTTGGAGAGGTGTAGTAGATGGTGATGGATGGTTAAGTAATGGTAAACAAACATCATTAGGTTTGTGTGGTCATATTAACACTATACAGGAATTTCTTAATTTTATACAAAAAAATGGTATAAAAACTAAAGCCAAACCCCATAAAGTTAAAAAAAGAGAATATTTGTGGACAATTGATCTACATGCAAATAAGGATAAAGCTGTTGCAAATTTACTCTACAAAGACTCAACTGTTTACTTAGACCGCAAGTATCAAAAGTACTTAGAGTTTACAGAAACAGAATAAAATTAGTACCTGAGAGGAGGTTTGTTGATATACCCTCCTCTCAATATGGTACCATCACCCCTGATTGTGTAGCACATTTTAGAGAGCGAAACTCTAGTCAGGGGCAACATTCTCACTTGCAAAATGAGAAATAAATAAATAAATTTGCTAATATAAACCAACAAAACAAACCAACATGAGTGTAACAATTGTATCTCTAGCTGAAACAGCTAAAAGTGGTAGTATAACTATCAAACCGTTCTTTGATCCTAACAAATCTAATCTAGGTTTAGAAAAATATGGATTAGCATTATTTGATGGAATTTTTCATGAAGAGCAATTAGCTTGTATTGAAAGAAATGGTGTGTCAAGATTTATTACAGGTTTAAATGAATTTGCTCCTGAAATCAAATTGATTAAAGATTCAGAAGAAAGAGAAGCTAAAATCAGAGAAATCAGAACAGTAGTTTCTCAACTTGAGAAAGAATTAGCTGCTAATATTGTAGATCCTAAAGATTCTGATTTTTGGAATAAAATCAAATTGTTAAAACCTGATAATTCAGAGTTTTGGAGTAAAATTTCTATTAGATGTGGTAATGAACCTGTTTATTTAGATCCTGCTAAAGATCCACTTGATCTAATTAAAATTTATGCTATTGAAGCTGGTGGTTTTTCTATAGTAGCTAAAAGTTATGAAGATGCTAAATCAAGAGCTGTATCTCCTAAGTTTTTCTTAGATAAACATGTTGATACTATTTCTTCTAAAACTGAACTTAGCAAACTTAGAAATAAAGCAATATCTGAACTTACTAAGTTGTTTGATAAAAATCAAAACAAACTTTTCTATGTTGCTAAAATTGTAGATGGTAACAGTGTTCAATATAAAAAATCTACTCCTAATGATGTTGTTTATGATAACATGGATAGATATATTACAGGAAATGGAGTAGAGCCTAATTTAAAAAGAGCTGCTCAAACTTTCTTAGATGCTGTTGCATTAGACATGGAAACTTTAAAAATAAAATCTATAATCAGAGATGCTACATATTATAAATTTATAATTGCTAAATCTGATGGATTCATCTACCATACAGACACTTCTTCTTTAATGGGAAGAAATGCTACTGAATGTTTAGAGTTTTTAAAGAACCCACTTAATGATAATATCTTATTAGATCTTACCAAAAAAGTGGAAAAATATTGGAATATGTAATAATTAAAAAAAATATAAAAATGAAAAAGCTAGCAACAAAAAAAATGAAAACAGGTGGTATGGCTAACCCTAATGCTACTGTTACTGTAAATAAAGTACCTACTAAGTATACTGGTGGTAAAAATGCAGAAGCTACTGTAAACAAAACTGCTACTAAATACACAGGTGGTAAATCAACTGCTCCTGCTGGTGCAGTACCTGCAGCTAAGTATGGTAAGTCTGTTATGAAAAAAGGTGGTATGGTTAAATCTAAAAAGAAATAATTATGGCAAAGAAATTAGCAAAAGCTCAGTTTGGTAAAGCTATAAAAGCTGGAATAAATGCTGCTAGTAACACATATAAAAAAGGAGTAGCAAAAAAAACAATAGAAAATAAAAATTTTTTAAATAGCTTAAATGCAGAAAAAAGACAAGCATACTTACAAAAAGAAGCTGATGATAAATTTAAAATAAAAGCAATGTTAGGTACTGGTGCTGCTGCAGCTGCATTAGCTGCTGCTAATAAAAAGAAAAAAGGTGGAGCAGTAAAAGCTAAAAAGAAATAACATGGCAAAGAAATGTGCAGCTTGTGAAAAAGCTAAAATGAAAAAAGGTGGTTTTCCTGATCTTAACAAAGATGGGAAAATCACTAAAGCTGATATCTTAAAAGGTAGAGGTGTTATTAAAAAAATGGGTCGTTCAACTAAAAAGAAGTAATCATGGCAAAGAAAAAATCAACAATTATGAGTGAAGACAAGACGTACCAAGCTAAATGGGATCTTGATACTTTAAGGCAAGCTAAAGAGATTGAAGCTAATGCTGCTAGAATGAGAGCAGCTCAGAACTATGCTAAAGAACAAGTTAAAATGTTAGGTGGTATAGTATCTGGGTCAGGTAAAGCTCCTGCTAAAAAAACAACTACTAAAAAGAAGTAATCATGGCTGAAAAAAAAGACAAGAAGTGGATACAAAAAGCTACTGCATCTATTAAGAGAAGGGGTACAGAAGGTGTTTGTACAGGCTCAAAATTTGGATCATCTTCATGTCCCCCGGGTTCTAAAAGATACAATTTAGCTAAAACATTTAAAGGTATGGCAAAAGCTAAAAAAAGTAAGTAATGGCAAAGAAAGTTAAAGTATCTGCTGGTGGTGAAAAGCATGTAGTCTATAAAAAGACTACTAAGCAAGGTAAAGGTCAACCAGGACATATTATGGTTAACCATCCTACTAAAGACAAAGGTAAATGGGATACCATAGACCTTACCAAAAAAGCAGGTGCTAAAACTGTAGCTCAAGGAGTAGCTGCTACTAAGAAATGGCATAAAGAAAACCCTTATCCAAAACCTAAAAAGAAGAAATAATGGCTAAGCAGATGTTAAAAAGAAAAGATGGTAGTGTATCTCAAAGAGGTCTTTGGGATAATATCCGTGATAACAAAGGTTCAGGTAAAAAACCTACCAAAGAGATGCTTAAACAAGAAAAGAAGATAAAAGCTAAAACTAAGAAATAATGGCAAAAACTCCAGCTTGGCAAAGATCTGAGGGTAAGTCTAAATCAGGTGGACTTAACAAAAAAGGTGTTGCTTCTTATAGAAAAGAAAACCCAGGTAGTAAATTGCAAACTGCAGTAACTACTAAACCTTCTAAGCTTGATCCTGATAGTAAAGATGCTAAGAGAAGGAAGTCATTTTGTAGTAGAATGGAAGGTATGAAGAAAAAACTTACAAGTGCTGCTACAGCAAAAGATCCTAACTCAAGGATCAATAAGTCTTTAAGAAAGTGGAATTGTTAAAATAATATACAATGGCAAAATTAACTAAAGGAGCACCAAAGAATAAAAGTATTGATGCTAAGAATAATGAGATCATTAAAATCATGAATGATAGAAATGATCAAAAGAAGAAATATAGAGTAGAGGTAGAACAAGAGTTCAACCCTCCTATGTCTAAAAAAGCTATGCAAAAAATTAAACCATAATGTTAAATTCAGCTATACTCATAAAGGTGAAACAGAGGTTAAATAAGTTGGCCTCGAATGATTATGATAATATAGAGTCATGGCAAATTATTGAAGCATTCAATAAAGCTCAAGTTGACTGGTGTAGAAGAAACCTTCATGGTATGAATACCAAGCAAGAAGGTGATGAACAGTCTACCCGGAGAATTGATGATTTGCAAACACTTTTGACTAAAACATCTTTAGTACTTTCTAACAAGCAAACTTATTATGAAAGTATAAACTTTCCTACTGATTATCTTCAGTGGAAAAGAATAAGTATTAAAGCTAAAAATGATTGCTGCAATGCTAGAAATATGGTTGTTTATTTAGGAGAACAAGCTAATGTTGATGAACTTCTTAGAGATAAAAATAAACAACCTAGTTTTGAATGGAGTGAAACTTTTGCTACTTTATCTAGTAATCAAATACAAATTTATACTAGTGGTAAATTTGAAGTAACAGAAGCAACATTTCATTATTTTAGACAACCTACTAGAATTCAGATAGCAGGTATAGCTAATCCTTATGATGATGGAATCATCTCTACAGTAGATGTAAATTCTGAATTTAAAGATGATTTAGTTGAATTATTTATAGATGAAACAGTTAAAGTAATTGCTGGTGATATAGAATCTATGACTCAATTCCAAAGAATGTCCCAATCAGTTGAACAAAATAATTAAATTATATAATGGAAAAACCTAGATTTTTAAAAAGAGATACTGGTGCAGTAAGTAAATCTGCAGAGTATAGTGCACCAGTAAGTGGTTCACTAGATTCTATGGTAAGTGCTTGTGTATCAGAACTTATGAATGCAGCAACTTCTATTCATAAGTTACATCTTAAAGTAACTGGTGCAGGATCATATGCTGCACACAAAGCTTTGAATGAATTATATGATGCTTTACCGGGACATGCTGATGATTTAGCAGAAGGATTCCAAGGAGCATCAGAAAAGTTATTAGAGTACAAAGATGTAGCACCAAGACAATTAGGAACAGTAGCAGATGCCGTTTCCTATTTGAGAGAAATGCATACAATGGTATCTAACTTACAAGCTAAAATGCCTTATAGTGAATTAGTAAATGATTTAGATACTATTAAAAGCACTATAAATTCTGGTAAGTATAAATTGCTTTTCTTAAAATAAATTTGGATATTTGAAAACTTTTTTATATATTAAATATATATTTGTTTATTAACCTTTAAAAATTAAAAAAAAATGGCTTATTTTAATCATGCCTTTAGCAAAATGTTCTTAGGAACAGGAGAAACTATTAGTTCTCCATTTGAAACATCTGGTGGTTTCATTACTACTTCAAATGTTACTACAGCTCAATTATCTGAATTACCTGTAGGGTACTTTGGTTTTTTTGATGCAAAAAGTTACAAGTCTGTTACATCAGGTCAACTTGATGGATGTTGTCCTTTAATCTTAGCAAGTAGCTCTGTATTGAGTAAAGACAAAATTGGTCCTTTCCATGGTGGATACCGTGAGACTAACAAGTCTAAAGTAATCAACCCTAAGTTTATTCAAAAAATTTATAGAGTTGAGGCTTGTGCACCTCAACAAGCAATTGTGTCTGTAGGTAATACACCGCAAACAAAATATGCAACACTAGTTGCTGATAAATTTCAAGGTGGAACTACAGATTCAACTTGTTGTTTTGAGTTTTTATGTGGTGAAACTTACTACTTAAGAATTGATGTTAAAGGTTCTCCTGCATTACGTGCATTGAATCACAATGCTTACCAAACTGTATCTGCTTATACAGGATGTTGTTCTGATCAAGTAGCTCCGATTGTTCCAAATTTAGTAAACTCTACTTTAGTAATGATTGAGTGGGCAAAAGCAATCGTAATCAACAATTACTTAAAAGATTTTGTTCTTCCTGTAGTATTTGATGAAGCTGGTACTGCTTGGTATGCTCCAGGAACTACTGTAGATCCTATGTCAGGTGCACCTGTAAACTCAAGTCAGTGGTGGACTGCTTATGATACTACTATTCCTCATGAGAGTGGTCAATGTGCAGGTCTTCGTTTATTTGGTGCATTTGTTGAAACTAAATTCAACACTTGTACTTTCCAAGTAACTGATTTCTTTGAAAAAGAACCTATTAAGATTTATGCTTCAATGGTTGATTATACTGGAGATCCTTGTACTTTTGAAGGAATCTGTGTATACAATGATTGTTTAGGTCTTCAAGGTATGGGCTTTGGTGAGCAAGTTTTAAGGGATTTAATTAAAGCTGAATCTTACTTACAAAACTTCTTCCATTCAGACTTCAGGGTAAGGGATATTACTCAAGGTTATGATATTTCATCAGCTATTAGTAGAGAGAGTAGATACGATAGATATTATATCTTACATAGTGTACCTCGTTACAATAATCCAACTGGTGTATTTGATAATGATCGTTATTTGTTAGAAATCATTACTCCTGAAGGTGGTAATGCAAGTTTAAATAGCTTTTTAAACTCTTGGCTTGAAGCTTGTATACAATGTGAAGCTCCTTTAGAAACAGTTTCTTGTGAGCCTTGTACAGCTCTTTCTAATAATTATTCTCCAGCATAAATAAAACTTGATAAATTAACTTAATAAAAGGAGGAGTAATAACAACTCCTCCTTTTTTTGTATATTTGTAATTATGGCAAAACATGTATTAAGTCTGGAAATACCAGATGTGATGAATAAAACAATACTAAGAGTAATTGACACTAGTGTATATGCAAATAGTATAGCTATTGTTTGTCCATTATTGCAAATAACTCTTCCAGGATTTACACATCCTTCTAATGTAACACCTCCTGTTATTAATCCAGGATTCACATTAAATGCTACTGCATGTACATTGGGTAGTCAAACAACAGGTTGTAATGATACTTTTTATGATTTACAAGATGGTATTTATATTATTAAATATAGTGTAGAACCTAGTGATTATGTTTATGTAGAATATAATCATCTAAGAATAACTTGTGCAATGAATAAAATCAAAGATGTTTATTGCAATTTAGATTTAGGTTCTTGTGATCCTCCGGCTGATAAAAAAAATATATTAAATCAAGTAAGACTTATAGAACAATATTTAAAAGCTGCTAAAGCTTATGTAGAAGATTGTCATGATCCTAAAAAAGGCATGGAACTTTATACTTATGCTGTAAAACTTTTAGATAAGCTTACTTGTAATGATTGTAAAACTTGTTAATAAATATTTAAAAACCAACAAATATGAGCAAGTGTTTAAATTGTAATAAAAATTTATCCTGTGGATGTAAAAAAAGAACAGCTTCAGATGGAAAAAGTTGTTGTTCTGATTGTTTAAGTAGTTATGAAGCAGGACTTAAAAAATTAAAAACTACTACAGCTAATAATGTAGTAATATATAAAGCACCAAAAAAATAATACAGATGGCATCAAGAAATGTAAGACCGGGTTGGACTTCAAATAATCCTTGTATTACTGTTGAATATATTGAAAAAGTAAACTGTAGTTTTGCAAAACAGGTTTATGATCAAATGATATCTGTAAGATATGGTATTCAATCTTGTTGTTTAGAAGATTTGATGAAATGGGATATTAAGAAACAAGTTTTAGATTATGAACTTAAAACTATTCCTGATGATCAAATACTTCATCCATTGTGTTATTGTTATACAGTGAATGTAACATCTGGTACCGGTTGTTTTAAATATTTAGATTGTAATGGTGAAACAAATCTTATCACAATAACAGGTCCTAAAATAGAAAAGATATGTTCTGAAAAAACTCCTGAGCTAATCTGTCCTACAGAAGATGTTTATTATTCTATAACAGGAGCTCCAATAGTTTGTAGCTCAGATCTTATTTGTAACTATAACATTTTAGAAGTTATGTTACCAGATTGTACTGTACCATTAGATGAAGGTTGTCTTGAGCTATATTGTAAAATATGGGCTAGTGTTGAATCAACAACTATTACAATAAATAACACACCATATACATTTGATAATTATACAAATAGTGAGTGTAATGATGATAATATACCTGTTGATTTAATTATTTTAATTGAAAATATCAACTCTTTAAATTTAGGCACTGCAACAATTAATTCTTCAGGTACAGGTTTTACTGTTATAGGAGAAAATGAGTTTGGAGATTTAGAAATTAGTAGAGGAGAATATTTGGATCCTTACATAATTACCACTACTTGTACTACAAATTGTGAATAAAGATTGATGTCACGGTTTGTTGGTTTAAACGTGGCTGACAGGCAAAGTCTCTGGTTAAATTATACCAGAGACTTTTTGCTTTATATACAATAAAAGTTTATTTTTAAACTTTAGAAAAATTGTGTATATTTATATATAAGAGTATGTTAAAAGAATTCAAAAAACCAGATGTAAAAGCTCCTAGATGTAGGGCCGGTGTTCATTCAATATTGAATAAAGCTTTTATTGATGATTTTGTAAGTAAGTATCCTCAATATGCAGGAATAACTTATTTTGAATTATTAAAGATAGTTAAAGCTTTTAATAAAAAACTATGGGAACATGCAGCTGTTAGTAGAGATGGTACAGAATTACCAGAAGGTTTAGGGTACATCTTTATAGGAACTTGTTTTTCTCCTAAAAAATTTAATAATAATTATGGAGAATCAATAAAGCAAGATTACAGAATAAGACATAGAAATTTTGAATCTGATAACTATTTGTGTAAAATATTTTATACTAATTTTTCTACTAAATATAAGTTTAAGTTTAGAGAACTTTGGTCATTTGAGCCAACAAGAAGTTTTAAAAGAAGTGTATCTAAAACTTATCCGGAAAACTGGAAAATATATTTACAAGTAGAAGGTAATAAACATATAAGTAAGTATATTAAAAAATACTTTAAAAAAGAATATGTTAAAAAAGTGATTAAGAATTTTGTTCTTGATCCAAATTATAATGAGTTTGATTTAAACTAAAAAACATGACAACAATTGGTGAAACTATCTCCCGAGTTAGAAATGTAGTAAAAGGTGTTAAAGAAGATGCTTTCTTAACTGATAGATTTATATATAGTCTTGTTCTTAAATATGGAAAAGCTTTAATAAGAAGACAAGATAATGAAAACAAGATTATGAGATTTCAAAGTTTATTTGAAAAATTACCTTGTGTAGAACTTATTGAAGTAAACAAAGTTGAGGCTTGTTGTGGTGGAATAAGATCTAACTGTACTATAAAAAGAACAAAAGATAAACTTCCTACTGTATTAGAAGGTGCTTATGGACCATTATTTAGAACAATCAGTTCTATTGATGGATCTATACAAGTATATAAAACTTATCCTAGTACATATACTAATATGGCAAACTCAACTCATTTTAGATATAATAAAAACAAATACTATTGGTATTTAGGTGGTTATTTATATTTTCCTAATATAGAATGGGAAGCTGTTTCAATTGAAGGTCTTTGGGATGAAAGTATAGCAATGTATACTTGTGATGGAGATGTTTGTAAACCTAGACAAGAAGATGATACACATATTCCTGAATATTTATTTGCTGAAATAGAAAAAATGGTACTGGGTGATTTAGTTCAATTAATGCAAACACCTATTGAAAATGTAGATGATAATCAAAATATTTTAAGATCTTAATACAATGTCATATAATTACACACTCCGGTATCGAACTTTTGATCAAATGCTTGATGATGTTCAAGTAGACTTTCAAAACTTGTCATTACAAAATATGATTGAACCTCAACAACTTATCAAAGTTGCCAAGAAAGTTACTTATGATTTAGGTTTAAGAATTCTTATGACTAAAGAAACACTACTTGATGTAAAAAAAGGTAAAGTAAAATTACCTGATGATTTCTTTGTTCTTAATTATTCACTTATTTGTGATGAGCTTACCATCAATGAACCTGTTATGCAAGGAACTGATATTCAAGAAGTTACCTTAATTCCTAGTTATAAGCAAACAACATCAGAAATTAATCCTTGTTCTGAACCTACAGTAAATTGTGCTTCATGTGGAGTTCCAACTACAAGTTGTGGTTGCCCATCTCCTGCATCAAATTGTCCTGTTCTACCGGAAGGACAAAACTATTGTGCAAAACCAAAACTACAAATCAATTGTAAAGGTGATGTATATGAATTAGTACAAGTTGTAAAATCACATCAAAGAACATACAAAAGACTTTGGCCTCTTAATATTATAGCAAATGCTCAATCTATTGCTTGTGACTGCCCTAACTTATATGTTAAGTCACCTCAACAAGCTTGGATTAAAGACAATTATCTTTATACAAATTTTGATACGGCTACTGTTTACATTAGTTATCAAGGTCAGCTAGAAGATGAAGAAGGTAATTTATTAGTACCAGATCATCCTGAAATAAATGATTATTATGAATATGCTATTAAGCAAAGAATTCTAGAAAATCTTTTGATGAATGATGAACCTGTAACTGCTAAATTACAGATAGTAGAAGCTAGATTAAGACAAGCTAGAAACTATGCTAAAAGTATAGTAAATACACCTAATTTTGCAGAAATGAAAGAAATGTGGTGGGCTAATAGAAAAGCACAATATGGTAGATTTTATGATCAATTTAAAAGCTACCCTTGGAACCAAGGTTTTAATATTAATGTGTATAACCAAATGGATAGATTCTAATGGCAGAACAAAATAATAATTCTAGAACATTTGATAAATCATTAAATGAAGATGTTAATGATTTTCACTTGCCTTCCAATCAGTGGACTCAAGCAAGAAATGCTATTAATAATTCTATTACCGGTGATTTAGGAAAATTAGGCAATGAACCTGCTAATTTAGAATGTCTTACACCAGATTTAAAATATCCTATTATAGGGTTTATTCATATTATAGAAGATAGATGGGCTGTCTTTTCTACAGATGGAACCAACTCTGAAATAGGAATATTTATAGAAAGTTATTGTGGACAGGATTTAGAAAATTTTCCTGCATACAGTGTTATTGTTAATGATCAATGTTTAAACTTTAAACAGGAATGTTTAATCAAAGGTGTATCTAGATCTACTAGTACATGTACTTATAAATTATACTGGGATGACGGGTTAAATCCATCAAGAGTATTAGAAATAGATGCTGATAATCCTAGTAGAAATGAATATACAGATCCTAACAGTACTATTCCTTGGAAACAAACTTGTACTTTAGTAGGGGATTGCAATATCTGTGAAAACACTTCTGCTTTAGATTGTGACAAAATAAGATTAGCCCCTCTTATGAATCCTATTTGTATAAGTGTACAAAATGGTATAAGTGGTGGTAATTTATTAAATGGTTCTTATGCTGTAGCAATGGCTTATGCTATAAAAGGACAAAAAATAAGTGATTGGTATATATCTAATATTCAACCAATATGGACACATGAAAATTCATCTGGTTCTTTAGATGTTTATATTGATAGTGTAGACAAAGATTATGATGAAGTAGTAGTTGCTGTAATAGGAGTTGTTAACCAACAAGCTGTTGTAAAAGAAGCTGGTTTATACAGTACTAGACAAACTAGAATAAGTTTTGATAGTATTTTTGATACATGGCCTACTATTCCTATTGAACAAATTCCTATAATGACTCCTGTAGCAAATAAATCAGATGCTATGTATAATGTAGGAGAATATTTGTTAAGGGTGGGTCCTACAAGTAAAGAAGATTTTAATTACCAACCTCTTGCAAATCAGATAGTTACAAAATGGCAATCTGTAGAATATCCTGTTGATTATTATGTAAAAGGTAATAATAATGTAGGATATATGAGAGATGAAGTATATTCATTTTTTATTCAATGGATATATGATACAGGTGATAGATCAGCTTCATATCATATTCCAGGGAGACCTCCTATGAATGCTCTTCCTCAAAATGGATCTATACCTTTTATTCCAGCAGGTAGTCAAAATGATCAAAATGTTATAGCTGATATAAATGGTATATTAGGAGATAATCAAGTTTGGGAAATATATAACACGGCTATAGAATTATCATCACCAGGAACTATTCTTCCTGATACAGGTGTTGTAAGAGGAGAAGGTCTAATGGGTTATTGGGAATCAGAAGAAAAATATCCTGATGACAAACCTGATATTTGGAATTCAAATATTGCAGTATCACCCTATAATGTATATCAAACAGTAACCCCTAATCCTACTACAGGATCTCAACATGACTTGTGTGGAAAAAACATAAGACATCATAAATTTCCTGAAGATAACTGTAGTCCAAATGTTAATAGATATAATGCAGGGACCGGTGACAGAATAAGAGTAATGGGTGTAAAGTTTGAAAATGTAAAACAACCTGTTCTTAATGATGGAGTTACACCTGTTCCAGGTATTATAGGATATAGAATTTTAAGAGGAACAAGAAATGGTAATAGATCAGTTATTGCTAAAGGTATTATAAATAACATGCATGAGTATGAAATACCTGGAGTAAATGCTGCTAATAAAAGAGGATTGTATCCTAACTATCCATATAATGATTTAAGGGAGGATCCTTTTTTAAGTACTACTAAAACTTATACAACTTCTTCATTAGATCCATTTGATGGAGCACAAGGAAGTGTTGGTGGTTATACTCCAATGCCTGGAGGATTTGATGGATTTCCTAGATTTAGCCCAAACTATGTAACATTTCATTCACCAGAAACTAACTTTAATAATCCTTTTTTAAATGCAAAAGAATTAAGATTATATCAAAATGTATATGGAAATGTTATTGGAAAGTTTGATACATCTGAAGAACATCCTAAAGAAAAACTTATAACAGACTATGTATTTTTAATAGCTGCTATTGGAGGTGTAGGTGTAGCTGTATTAAATATGAATGGAGAAAGAAGAGTAAGTAAAAAATTAGCTTCTTATCCTGGTTTTTCTCATAGAGATAGTTTTATAGATAAATTAGATTATAGCGGTTTATCTACATCTGGCAGTTTTAATTCAAGTGGTAGTATTGGAGTAGGTCCAGTTTCACCAGCATCAGCTGGTCCATTTCCAACAACGGGTGGTGGAACTACAAGTGGTAATTTTTCAGGTACTGTTGATAATAAAGATTCTTATAAAGCAACTGATCCTGCAGGACCAGATCCTAATTTTTATACAAACATTCAAACACAAACTGGAAGTACTCCAGCTGCAAAAGTTAATCAAGCTCTGCTTACCTACAATATTGAAGTAGATATTACTGGAAATCAATTTCAAGATGCTATAGCTGGTACTATAAATCAAGTTGATAAGGATACAACGGATGCACAAAAAACAAGTAATGAAGCTGTTGATAATACCGGTGGAGCATTTAGTTCTTCTACAACAACTATAGAACAATCAGACGGTAATTCTCAAAGAACACCTTTTCTTTTAAGAACTTTAACAAACACACCAACTTTTTTAAATTATTTTACTGATGGCACTGATAGTTTTATAAGATTAGTTAGAGCTTTTTTAAGGTATAGAGATTATGTTGTAAGGTACCATTCTCATGGTTTTTATAATAATACTGAACTTAGACCTTCTACCAGATTTAGAACTACACTTACTAATCAACAATATATCAATCCTGAAATTATAGATTATGATTCTCAAAATAGAATAAACAATTTATATAGATCAAGAACTGTAGCTTTAACATTAGGTCATACAGATATTCCTGCTCCAACTAAAATTGATAAAACTAGATTTGATAGTACAGGTTTAACAACATCATCAACACCTAATTTACCTATTGGTGCTAAATATTTTTGGCCAGATAAAGCATCATGGTTAGATGGAATTCCTGATACTAGTATTGAAAACTTAACTAGTAAAGAAATAGATTCTAGTATGATGGTTGATACATATAGTACACCATTGCACCCTGGTCAATTGTGTTCTTCTCATTATGGAGCATTAAAAGTAAGAATTAGAAATCAATATGGTCAATTAAATAGAATAGTACAATTACCTGTTAATCAATGTTATACAACTTTTAATGTTACAATAAATCCTGAAACACAACAAGAAGTTGTTACCGGAGATGAAACAATTGTTTTATTTGGTGGTGATACTTATGTAAACAGATACACAGAAAAGAATACATTTTTCTTTTTTTACAATTGGTTATATGGACAACCAGATGGTGCACAATTAGATTACACTCAATATGAAATGATAGCTTATCCTAAATATTGGGCTAACTTTAATCAATTTCAAACAAGTGATTTTACCTCAACATTTTTAAGTTCTATAACAACTTTAACATTTAATTTTAATGATGTAATTACTCCAAAAGATTACTATGCTTTAGATGGTGGTGAATTAAGTGGAAATTGGCTGACAAGTATAGCTAGCGGATTTAGATTTGATAAAAGAGGTTGGTTTTATTTATTTAACTCAGGAGTTAGAGATTTCTTTGTAGAGTCTGAAATAAATTTAGCATTTAGAGATTATGGTGCTTTACCTTCTGAAAAATATTTTAATCCTTACTTAGGTTCTAATACTAAAGACTTATTTGAAACAAGTATTATTAAATCTGGTAATTATTACAAATATGATATCTCATTAAGTACTTCAAAATTACCAACTAATTATACATCTTGGGCAAATACACAAGAACCTAGTTATGATCCTTATATTGCTGAAACTTGTTTTGTATATCAACCAACTAGAATAATATATTCTTTACCATCTCAGTATGAAGGACTTAAAGATGGCTGGAAAATATTTTTAGCTAATAATTATTATGATTTTGATAATGTAGTTACATGCATCAAACCTGTAAATAAAAGTGGTGCTATGATATTTTTTGATGCTGCAAGTCCTGTTCAATTTCAAGGTACTGATCAGTTACAAACAGACTTAGGCACCAAACTTACTATTGGTGATGGGGGATTGTTTTCACAACCATTACAAAGATTAGTAAATACAGATGCTTCTTATGAATATGCTAGTTGTCAAAATAGATTAAGTGTTATTAATACACCTGCCGGTTTATATTGGATTAGTCAAAATCAAGGTAAGATATTTAATCTTTCAGGAGGTATTAAAGAGATTTCTAACATTAACATGAAATGGTGGTTAGCTCAATATTTACCTTATAAATTAACAGAGCAATTTCCTAACTTTGATTTAATAGATAACCCAGTTATTGGTTTAGGTTGTCAATCTATTTATGATAATGAAAATGGTTTAATTTACTTTACTAAAAAAGATTATATACTTAAACCTACTTTTAATAAAAATGATTTTGAGTATATTCCTAATACCAACAAATTTATTTATCTTAATCTTCAAGAAGAAATAACATTAGGAGATCCTCTTTACTTTGATGATGCCTCATGGACAATAAGTTATGACCCTAAAACAGAAGGTTGGTTAGGTTATCATGATTGGCACCCGAGTCTGATGCTTCCTGGAAAAAACACTTTTATGACTGTAAATCCTAATAACTTAAAAGGTATATGGATTCATAATGAAAGATGTGATTTATATTGTAACTATTATGGATTAAATTATCCATTTGAAGTTGAGTTTACTGTAAATACAGGAGCTATTGTAAATAGTTTAAGAAGTATAGAATTTTTTATGGAAGCCTATAAATATGCAGAAAACTGCTATGATAGATTTCATGTTCTTGATTTTTACTTTGATGAAGCAACTCTTTACAATACAGAACAGACTTCAGGATTACTCAAGTTAAACTTAAATCCTAAAGAAAGTCCTGGTTTAATACTTCAATATCCACAAGTTAATCCTACCAATATTGCTATACTATTTTCTAAAGAAGAAAATAAATATAGATTTAATCAGTTTTGGGATATAACTGCAGACAGAGGAGAATACAATCCGGCAGCACAAAGACCTATTTGGGATACTGCACCTAATGGATATATAAGAGTATTAAATCCTAATAACTTAAATTATAACAAAGATCCTTTGCAAAGAAAAAAATTCAGACATTATACTGTATCTGTCTTACTTAGAAAACTTGTATCAGGAGACAGAAAAATGTTAGTGATGTTAGCAGATGTTAAAAACCTTTATTCTCCAAGATAATGAAACAGAATAAAATACCTAGAAATGAATACATAAGAAAACCTGTTGGTAAAACAGATCCTTATAAAGATGATGTAATTTACTCTAACTTAGGTCAATGGAAATACCCGGGTCAAGTAACTAAAATACCTTCCGGTGACATTACCATGCAAGGTGTTCCTTATCCTGTCTATGGAGAAGATAACTTAGGTAATTCACAAATGATGTATCCAGGTATAGACTATCAATTTCCTGGTCAGTATGTTACTGAATATCCTATGGCAATGTATGGTGGAGATCCTTCTCTACCAGATATAACAGGTCATTATCAAGTAGGAGGATGGTTAGATGAGTATCAATCAGGTGGAGTAAGTAAATATAAAGGACCTATTCAACAAGATTTAAACACCATGTGGTTAAAATCAATAGAAAATAAACAAGGTATTCCAACAGGTATTGATAATAATCTTTTAATAAGGCAACAATATAAAGAATCTACTTTTAATCCTAATGCAGTATCAAAAGCAAAAGCTAGAGGATTAGCTCAAATAAAAGAAGATGTAGAAAAAGATGCAATTAAAGCAGGAATACTAAAAAAAGGAGAAAATATTTTTGATCCAGAAGTAAATAAAAGAGTTCAAGAATGGTACATGAATGATTTATATGATTCTAGTTTTATAAATAAACCTGGACAAAAAGATAGTGTAAAATTAGCAAAAGCTCTTGCTGCTTATAATTGGGGAAGAGGTAATACTTTAAAACATCTTAATGAACAAAAGAAAAAAGGTGTAGATATTTATAATACTTATGATTGGGTAAATGGAATGCCTAAAGAAACAAGAGATTATGTAAATAAAATACTTTTAAAAAAAGACCCTCAGTTTGAAAAAGATTATAAAAAAGCTTATGAAACATATTCTTATAAAGAAAAAGGTGGAAATATTGGAGAAGATGACTTTAGAAGAGGTGGGTCTTATACCCCACCAAAACTAAAAAGAAAAGTTAAAAAACAAGGCACCTCTAAAAACATAGCAACTTCTGTAAACAAACTGTTTACAAGAAACTACGATGTGTTTGGACCAAGTGGTAAAAATATTTACAATCCAAATGTATATAAAACAGGAGGACAGTCTACTGGATGGCTTGATAATCTGGATTAATTTTATTATATTTATTATATTTGTATATCATGAACAAACAGCAAATATTAAATGGTATGTCTGAGGAAGAGTTCTACAGACTTTACCCCACAAAAGCTCACTGGGAAAGGGCTCATAAAATGAAATTAGGTGGTTTAAGTGGAGCCTCTCATGATGGTCAACCTACTGCAGATCAGTTCTTTAACTATGGATCTCATGCTAATGATTCATTAAATATACCTATGGGTAATCCTTTCTTTTTAGCTTATGGCGGTACACCTTATTATGGTGGACCATTATATCCTGCTGCAGAAGGTATTACTACACCTACTCCTTTTGCTCCACCATCTGATGCTAAAAAAGTAACAACAGTTCCTCAAGGATATAAACAATTAGGTGTAAGTGGTAATAAAACTTATTATGATAAAGAGGCTAAGCAAGCAATACCTTCAACGGGTTCAGGGAAACCTAATGCTCAATGGGAAAATTTTATAAGACAACAATTACAAAGCGGTGTTAGTCCAGAAGAACTCGTTAAAAAAGGTCACATATCGCAGGCTGCTATACCAAAGTTTCAGAAAGATTGGAATCCCGTTTATACAGAACAAGCTGCTAAACCAACTCCTACACCAACAACTCCTCAACCTAATATACCAAATAATAAACAACCAGAATTTGCTTTTGGTATTCCCTATGCTGGAGAAAGAAAAGATGTTACTCATTTAGTAGGAGCTGGTACATATAATTATAGAGATGAATCTGGTAAAGAATATGGAGTAAGAGCTTATGACTTACCGGGACAATATGATCCTAAAACTCAAAAATGGATTGGTGACGGTGGATATAGTAATGCTACAAGAACTTATGCTTATGAAAAAGATGGCAAATTAATTCCTTTTGATCCTAACTTTAGTACTACAGTTAGTGATGATAAAGCTAAAAAAGTTTACTATAACAAAGTAGGTTTAGATCCTAAATATATTAGCCAACAGGAACAATCAAAAGCTTTAGAACACGGTCCTCTTATGCAAAAACCTAGTGGTAGTGATTATCTTATAAGTCAAGGTGCTAAATATGATACTAATTTAGATACTGTTAGTAAATTAAATCAAGGTAATTTATCCACAGGAACTTTTTCAAATATTGATCAGACTGTTGGTAAACAAAATTTACCTAGTTATAAAGCTTATGGTGGAGATGTAACTGAATTCTGTTGGGGAGGTGGTCTTCCAGGTGGTCCTAATGAAATGCCTGAAATGTTACATGGTGGATATCATTCACCTATGAATTATGGTTCTTATCCTGTTACTTCACAATATGGTGGAATGATGGATGATTCTAACAGAGATGCTTTTCCTATGATGGATATGGGAGGTCTTAAAAAAATCTTAGGAGCTGTTGCAAGAAAAATGAAAAAAGCTCAAGGTGGGGATATAACTGTTACAGGAGGTAATCAAGATTATTTAAAAAATAAAAATGCAGCTTTTCAAAATAGTGTAGGCAGACTTATGAATAATGCATTTATAGATCAAGAATATGAAAACATATCTAAAGCTATAATGCAAGTAGGTGGGCAACCTATGCAAGGACCACAGTTAAATATGCAAAATGCAGCTTATCAAAATGCATTACAAGATCAAATGTCTGGATATGAACAAAGAAAAAATCAAGAAGCTGGTGACTTTTATAATGCTACATTAAATTTTGCAAATAACTTATCTACAGCAGCTGAAGGCAAAGAAGTTCTTCCATGGTATAAAATGCTTACAAATATGTATACACCTTATAATGCAGGTTATAACCCAGGAGCTACTCATAATTTTTATAGTCCTTTTAATTATTTTCCTGCTAATGTAAGAAAGAGGTATGTAGCTAAAGCTGAGGATCTTAAAAAGTTTGAAGAATTTGCTAAAAAATATCCTACTGATTTATTTAGTGGAAAATATCCAGTTGATATAGCTCAATCTGAAGAATATGGACCATTAGCTAGAGCTCTTGGTAAATTTGGAAAAAAGGCATTTGGTCCAAAATCTATAACTACTACTGTTAGTTTTAAACCAGGAGAAAAATCTGTAAATAAAAAAACCAGTTTAGAAGAAGATAAAAAACAGAAAAGTACTATACAAGATCCTGGTATGTTTGAACAAGATTATTTATTTCCAAATGCTAGAATAGCTACTCCTTCTCATTTACAATTTATGAATGAAAAAGAACCTAGTTTACCTGATTTTTTTCCTTCAAGAAATAAACAGTCTATACAGGATATACCAAATACTTCAGAAGATCCAGAAATAATAGAACATTTAAAAAGTTTATCTGATAAAACAGCTAATGCATCTGTTCAACAAATGAAAGATCAAGGTGTTAAACCAGAAAATAAAAAAAATAATTATGGATATACTTTAGATGATTATATTAAAGACAAACTAAGATATGAAGCTACAAGGGGTAGTTCATCAGGAACAGGATTTTCAGATTTTGGATATCATGCTACACAAATACCATTAAAAAAACAAGATAAAAAATATACATTTAATAAACCTTCAATAGCAAAAGCAATAAAAGATGAAAATGATAATATAATAGGATATGAACCTACTAATGAAGAATTGCAAAAAGCTTTAGATTTATATAAAAAAGAAGTTATACCTCAAATAGATTATTTTGGTGATGATCCGGCATTAGTAGGAAGATCTGCAGATTTTTTATTTAATACAGGTAGAGATCCTAGAGTTTATATGATTGACCAATACTTAAAAAGTATAGGTAAATCTGGTATACCTAACAGGCAAGCTTACAATGTTGATACTAAAAAAGCTAAATGGACACCAGCGCTTGAGCAGAATTTATTAAAAGAGTGGACTAAATATCAACCAGAAATATCAAAATTACCTAGAGAAAAACAAATAGAATTATTAGATCAAGCTAGAGATTGGTATTATCAAAATATTGATCAAGAAAACGGTAAACCTAATTCAGCTTATAATAAAACTTGGAAAGGTAGAATTACAGGAGATAAAAAATATAAAAAGTATGGTGGATATCTTCCTATAGCTAAAACTGGAAATAATCCTATTTCATTAAAGGCATCTAAACCTGCAGAGTTAAAAGATATGGATGAACAAGATACAGGTTTATTTTTAACAGATTATGAAAAACCTGCATCTGCAAGTTTTACTGCAAAAAGAGATTATTCAGGATTAAAACAAGCTATTGGTCAATATGCTGTTCCTGCAATTAATGCTATAGCATCTATAGGAGAAAATAGAGATTACAAAGCTGCTGAAGAAAAGTATAAACAGTCACTTGATCCTATGAATATGTACAAAGCAACTCAAGGTAATACAGGTGATTATTTAGTAAATAATCCGGCAATAGGTCCAGACTTTAGACCAGATCAAACTATACCAGTACAATATCCTGGAGGAATGTATGGTGCTTATGGAGGATCTTTTCAAATGGGTGGATTTTATGAAGAAGGTGAAGAATATGATTTGACTCCTGAAGAAATAGAAGAGTTAAGAGCACAAGGTTATGAACTTGAACAATTAGATTAAAATGGCAAGAGTAAAAATAAAAAGAATACCTCAGGCTCTATCAGGGCTTGAAGTAAAAATGCAACCAGGTCTATATGGTACTAATGGTAATAGACAATTTACTTTACCTAATAGAGTAGATAGTCAAAAGTTTGCTCAACAACCTGTAGAAGCTAGAAAAAATTTAAGTGCTGTTCCTAGAGAAGAAGCTAACTTAGAAGCTGAGGGTGGAGAAACTGCTGTAGTAAATATAGATGGTATTCCAGCTCATTTTAATATAACAGGTAAAAGACATAGTGAAGGTGGTGTTCCTTTGAACCTACCTGATAATTCTTTTATCTTTAGTGATACTGCAAAAATGAAAATTAAGGATCCTAATATTCAAAAAGAATTTGGGATGTCTTATAAAAAAGGTGGATACACTCCTGCTGAAATAGCTAAAAAGTTTGATATTAATAAATATAGACAAATCCTTTCAGATTCTAATACAGATGATCTTCAAAGAAAATCAGCTGAAATGATGATTTCTAATGCTAATCTAAAGTTGGGAAAACTTGCATTTGTTCAAGAAGCTATGAAAGGATTACCTCAAGGTGTTCCTGTTATAGCTATGCCTTATTTAATAACTAATCAAATTGATCCGGCTGCTTTTGCTCAAACAGAAGCACAACCAGAAGAACCAGATGCTGACATGGGTATATCAAGATATGGTGGAAACATGGTATCTCAGTTTGATAAGAAAAAATATGGAGGTCTTCCTATGGCTCAAGAAGGCAACTTAGGAGAAGCACTTTCTTATTTTGAAAAAAGAAAAGAAGAAAAAGAACAATCTAAGTTAGAACAAGAAGCTAAAAGACAACAACAAATTGACTATTTGAATAAAATAGAAAAAATAAAAAAAGACTTGTATTATAAAAAAATGCAAGAACAAAGTGACTTATACAAAAAAGAAACACTTAAACAACAAGAACAAAAGGTTTTGAGTTTGATAAATCAATTAAAACAAGCCGAGCAGAATAAAGGATTAATAAAAGATGTTGATGCACATGAAAGAAAAATAGAAAATGCTAGAAAGGAGTATGAAAAGCTAGCACAAAAAATGGGTGTACCAGTTACCATTTCTATTTCTGCTAAAGGTCCTATGTATAAATCAAAAGAACAACAAGAAAATATAGGATCATCTTATAAAATATCTGAAGGAGAAAAAGAATATTATAATAAAAAAAATAAAGCAGGTATAGAAAAAACTACTGCTCAATCAGAACCTAAAACTAGTGTTTTAGTTCCTGCTCCAGCTAAGAAAAAAGCTGAGACTAAAACTGCTGTTGAAGAAGAAAATAATTCTAATGTAATCACATTAAGTAATGGTAAAACATATATTTTGGATTAATTAAAAAATAAAAACATGACTCCTGAAGAAATAAAAAAACTTGAAAGTGATTATAAAAAGTTTGAAAGTTATAAAAAAAGATTAGAAAAATTAAAAGCTGATAAAGAAAAGGCTAGTATTGTTGATTATCCAAAATTAGCCAGAGATTTTGAATCTATAAAAGCAGACTATGATAAAGATTTTGGATTACCATCTGAAGCTAAAGGTTCTGTTACAAGTCTTGACGCTGCTGAAAAGCAAGCAATGGCTATAGCCAATGATGCTCAAAATGTAAAAGCTCCTAAGATTAAAAAATCTATTGATGATTTTTATAAATCACAAAATAAAGAAACAAAAGTTGCTGAAGCACCGGTTACTCAAACTGTTAAAAACACAACCAGTGCAACACCAACTTCTTCTGTAAAAAAAGAAGTAAAAACTGAAACACAAAGTCAACCTACATCTAAAGGAATTAGATTAAAAATAGAAAACGGTGTTCCTTATGAATCAGCTGATGGAAAAAATTGGGTAAAAGTTGAAGGACTAAATGATGAAGATTTTAATAAAATAAAAAAAATTAGTACTTCAAAAAAATCTACAAATAATAATGTTGGTGTTGTTGATCCTTATCATCTAGGTACTAAAAAGAAAGATTTAATTAATAGACTTACTCCTGAACAAGCTGAAGTAGTTAGAACTGATGATGTAAGAAGATTACAACATCAAGCTGGTCAATCAGGTATATATGGAGAAAAAGTAACTGTTGAGGAATTTGATAAAAGAAATCCTGAATGGACTAAACAGTTTGAAAGTGAGTATGGAAAATTTAATCCAAAAAAACATACAGGAATATTTCAAGAAGAATATAATGATTATGTATGGAAATTAGCAAAAAAAAGAGCTTTAGAAGCAGGATATCCTGATTCTGAAGCTGAAAAAATGGCTAATGACTGGGTTGAAGTAATGGGTTTTCAAGCTGGTTATACTAAAGGAGATCCTAGAGGACAAGACAAAAAGTTTGGTGAATTTACATCATCTAGGTTAGAACCTCAATGGAAACCTTATAGTGAAGCACCTCCTATAGAAAAAGAACCGCCTTCAGATCAAACTATCATTGAAGATAAAGAAAAACCTAAAGAAGAAAAACCTAAAGAAGAATTTAAAAGGTTTACTCCTGCTCAACAACCAGGTACTCCTTATCATCCTTGGTGGTTACAAGACATTGTTAAAATTGCCG